CCGTCGCCGAGGAGCCGGCCGACAGGGTCGTCGTCGTTCCCACAGCCACCGTCGCCGCAGGGCCGGGCGTACCCAGTTCCACCGACAAGACGGCAGGGGCCGTAGCAAGGACCGCGACCTCAAGCGTCCCCGTCGTCTCCGCCACCGTGACCGAGAGCGTCCCCAGGACTTGCGAAGAGATGGAGATGGGCATCGGTTAGGCCGTGACTTGGTCGATGACGTTGAGGCGCATGGTCTCCGAGTAGAAGACCGTCGTGCCGTAGGCGAACTTGATGTCCCAGCGGGCCGAGCCCAGCGACCAGTTGGCGGTCGGGCTGTAGGAGGCCACGAAGGAAAGGCCGTTGCCCGCCATCGTGATCGTGCAGGGGTAGGTGTTGTTCGCGGCGTCGATGATGGACGAGGTGACCGTGGTCGTCAGCAGATTGGCGGGGCCACCCGTCTCGGGGGTATAGGTGACGGTCCCCGCGAAGGTCGTGCCGCGTTTGAAGGTGACTGAGGTCGAGCAGGTCATCGGGTCTTAATGTTGCTGGGATTGGAAGGGGGGTCGGTTATACGAGGATTTCGACAGTTCGATTGAGGCCGCCGCTGTTGAAGTTCTTGTCGTAGCCCGTCCAAGTGCCGGACCAATCATCGTTTTCCGAGGAGTTCAGGGGCCAAGTGGCGTTCGGAGCCGTGTCTCCGTTCTCGTATTCCAGCTCCCCGTAAAAATGAACGTTGTTCGGCATGTACAGGGAGCCGATTAGATGCTGGGTCACCAACCAACCCGTGCTGGCGTACCAATTCACCGAGGCAATCTTGATGCGCTGGCAGTTATAGCGTTTAACCGCACCTGCAAGGTTTTGGATGATTGCGCCGTAGACGACGCTTGAAGGTTCCGTGATTTCAACCGACTGCTTCTGGCGGATAAGGTAATATTCCCGCAGGTCGCCGTGTTGTCCGGTGCTGTTCCATGGTTTGCTTTTGGCTTCCGCGTCTGAGCCATCAGCCATGACCGCAAGGAAAGGCATGACGACCTGTCCGACGTCCGTCGTGTTGTCGACGTTTCGGATAAGGTAGACGCCCCAACCGTCTGAGCCATCGTTGTCGGCATTTGCGATGGTCACATGGCCGCCTTGGGAGCAATAAGGACTTGAGGCGGCTGAGCCAGTCGTAAGGCTTCCCGTGGGATAAACCGCAAAGCCCTGCACATCGTATTCGAGGGTGCGGGTCGTGGGCATGGACGTCAGTTGCTGGGCGACGACGCGACCCTTGGCGACCAGCAGGTCGTCTGCGTTCATAACGACCTTGAACTGCTCGGGGCCGTATTCGACCTGGGCAGGGAAAAGGATTTCAAGGGACGAGCCGTCAGCCGTGTCCGTTAGGTTGTAACCGATGCCGGGCTGGATGTTTCCCATGGATTAGACGAAGAGCGGATAGACTTGGCTCGGCCAGCCTTCGAGGTTCATGCGGATCTGATAGGAGCATTTATAAACGTGGCCGTACTCCTCGAAGTTAACCCCAGCCAGCAGGACTTGACCGCCGAAGCCGCCCTCGAAGTCCGTGCCGACGAAGTCAGGGATAAGCTTCGGACCTCCGCTCCAGCCTTGGACCAAGGAACTGTGTCCTACATTGGCCAAGAACTTTTGGACGACCGCGCTGCTCGTCGTGTAGATGATGCCGGAGATGCCCGTGGTCGGGGCGAGATAGTTGCTCTTGCCGTAGAAAGCACGGTAGGAGGTGTTCGGGTCTTTAAAGCCCGTGAACTCATAGGTCGTGCCGGTCTTCTTGAAGTGTGCGCCATTGTCTCCGACATATTCTCCAGGGATGAGCGTAGATGCTGGGTAAATGGGGGCTGAGTCAGTTCCCGTTCCGTGGCCGGCGATGCCGTCGGTCGGGAAGAAGTTAGGGTGGGAGGTGATGCGTTCCGTTCCGAGGGAAGCCGTGCCGCTGATGTTTGCAACGGTGTTGGTTGCGCTCGTCCATACACCAGTCACTGAGTCTTCGGAGCAAATGCCGACATAATCGACCTTGTAGCCGATGAGCTGAGCGGCCTTGAACTCTCGGGTAACCTTCCAAGCCTTCATGAAGGAAAACTCTGGATGGTCCGATCCCTTCTTGATTGGGTTCCCGGCATCATCGCCGGTCCACATCACGGTCGAGGTCAACAGGCCGTAGCCATCGTTGGAGACGGTCGCTCCTGGCTGTTGCAGGGCGGTGGAAAGTGAGTTGCCGTTCTTGACGAGTGCCATGGGAAATTAGCGTTGGAGGCCGGGGGAGTAGAGGGGGTACTTGCGGCCAAGCGGTTTGGTCGGGTCTTTGTCGATGCCTGCGTTGACGAGTTCGCCGAGCTTGGCGTCCATGCTGGCGAGGGTCGCATTGGCTTCTTGGGCGAGGGCGATCTGCGGGGAGGCACCGACGCCGATGATGCCGGAACCCTCGGGGCCCTTGAATGCTTCGGGCTTTCCTTTGCCGTCGATGCCAAGGCTTTCGGACAGTCGCTTCCCTTCGTCCGTCCTCGTGAAGTATTCGATGGCCATGCGTTGAACTTCCTTGTCTTTGGCAAGGCCTTCCATCGTGACGCTACCTTCGCGGAGTTTGCGGACGTATTGTTCGGGAAGATTGAAGTCCTTGAATTGACCGCCTTCGTTGGCGAGGATTTGACGGGTGATGTCCGCACGGCCGGCCTCGACCAGTTTGCGTTCGTCATCGAGCTCCTTCTTCCGCTTGAAGAAAGCAGCAGCCCTGGTTTCTTCGCTTGAGGCAAAGGCCGACTTTCCTTGAGAGATGAGGTCGAGACCTTCCTTGGCGTTCTGACGGGCTTCGGCCATCGCGGCGCTGATATAACTGATGGCGGACTGGAGCAGGACCATCGGGGCGGTGAAGCCGAGGAAGATGTCCTTGAAGGCGGTGCTGAACTTTTTCTGGATGTCCTCGACCTGTTTGCCGAAGGAGACGACGGCGGTCTTGGCCTTTTCGGTGGCCTGCGGGACGTCCGAGGTGGTCTTGATGTTTACTTCGAGGGATTGAGCCATGTCAGTCGGTCTTCTCCTTTGCTGGATTGGAAGCAGACGCGGCCCTCTCGGCTTCCATATAGGCCTCCTCCTCGGGGGTCATTATCTTGAGTTCAGCCCCCTTGCGGATAGCCAAGACCGAGTTGAGCCAAATGGCTTGGCACTCCGGCATCTCCCAAGCCCGCTTCTCCTCGATGCCCGACGCGATCAGGTTGGCGACGATGGCCAAGGGCCAAGGAACCCCATTGTCCCCGCCGCTTTTCTTGCCGTCCTTTTCCCAAAACTTGGGCCAGTCGTGGATTAGGGCGTAGCCCGAGAAGGCCTTGACCAAAGCCTCAAACTTGGAGGGGTTGCGGTTGAGGCTGAGGATGCGAAGCTTGTCGAGCCAACCAATCTCCCCCAGCGGTTCCTCGGCGCATACCTGACAGGCAAATATTAGGTCGGCTGGGGTGACGCCACGCTCCCCCGTGATTAGGGGCGAGTTGAATGCCATCAGTCGGACGCGGTACTTTAGGCACCACGGATAAAGCGAACGACCCAGCAACTTGAGGGGAGCCGGGTCGACGAAGGCGTTTAGGAAGCGATGGTCCACGCCAAGGACTTTGCCCCTTCTTGGGGCTGGGTCAATTAGGGCGTAACGTCGACGCCCTCGTAACAGACCGCCGTGACGGTGACCGAGGCGAAGTCCTTATTGGAACCCTTCTCGGAAATAGCCGTGACCGTGCCTTCGTAGGAAACCGTTGCCGTACCGCCAGTATAGGCCGACTGGGTGTTAATCGTGAAGATGAAGTCGGCGCCAAGGGTCGGAACAGTTGAAGCCTTGCAGATGCCGTCGACCGTGATCTCGGTCTTGCGGTCATCAAAGCGGGTCGTCTTGGTCAGGCCCGTCTCGTCGGTGACCGTGTTCGACAGGTTGAAGGTCGAGTTGACCGTGTAGGACTGGACGAAGAGGTTCGTGACGGTACCCGCGACACCGAAGAGGCAGGTAGTTCCATTGGTTACGGCGGCCATTTGTCTTTGCCCGTTTTGGAATAATTACGGGGCCAGACAGGTCCAGACCGAGAAGGCGAACGAGGTCGCCCAGGAGCGTTCGTCGATGCCTTCGTCCTCGGAGAGGATGCTGACGTCGTAGCAAGTCGCGTCCCCGCCGGAGACGAAGGCGGCCTTGATGCTGGTCAAGTCACGCATATTCCCGACCAAGGCGGCGCAACGGGCTCGGTGATCGGCAAGGGTCGTGTCGTCGGCGTTGGAGAAAAGGGTGATGCGGACGGAGCAGTCATAGTTCCCCTCCCCCTCTTGGAGGCTGGCCGGAGGGCGGGCGGAGTCGCAGAGGACGACGGCCTTGGGCAGGGTCTGGGTGACGGCGCTGTCGCCCGTGAGGAAGGTGACCGAGGTCAGCCCCGTTTGGGTCGAGAGGTAGGTCGCAAGGGTGGACTCTACGATGTGGCGGATGGATTTGGTGCCCATAAAGGTTGGTTATTTGCGGTTGAACTTGGCCACGTCGTCGGCGATGAGGCGCTGGATTTTGGCGGGCATCTGCTTGACGCGGTTGCCGTAGACGAGGCCAAGGGTGTCCGCTTGGTCGGCGATGCCGTAGATGTTGCCCATCAGATTACGGATGGTGACCTCGGCGAGCTTGTCGGTGAAGGTCGATGCGCTGTTGCCCGGGACGCTGTTGTGCTTCGTGATCCAGCCAGCCTTGCGGAGTTTCGAGCCCGCGTTCTTCTCCACGCCGTTGATAACGGGGCGGGGGAGGGACATCAGCGCCTTGTACCAGCCCGACTTGATGGCACCGACCGTCTCCTGGCGTTGGGCGATGTAGGTGTCGAGGTCGGCCTTCTGCTCGACCACCCGCTTGTCGAAGGACTTCACCCCGCTGACGTTGCGGCCGTTCTTCCAGAGTCGTCCATTGTTGCGCCGATAGATTGGCTTGTAGACCGAGTCGATGGCGGTCGTGCCTTGGAGGAAAGCCCCGTCCGAGCTGAGGGACTGGGCGGCCACGCGGTTGCCGATGCGGTTGAAATAGTTCTTGGCCTTCTTGAAGCCTTCGGGCGTTCCGAACCCCTTGTACTGCGGGGAAAGCATACGGGCCACGAAGGAGTTGGCCGAGATGATGGTCGATTGGCTGGAAGCCACTTTCCAGAAAAGGCCTTGGTTATCGTTCAAGGCCAAGGAGCCAAGGCGCTTGATGACGCGGGTGGCTTGCGTCCCCGCACCTCCGCCCGTCAAAGGGGTGACGACCTTTCCGACATCTCGGTCCACGGCCCGCTCACCGGCCTTCTTGGCGGCGTTGGATAGGCCGTTGCCTCCGCCCTTCGTCAAGGGAGGGGTGAAGGTGGCCGCGTCTTGGCAGGCGAGGGCGGCCTGTTCCAAGGTGGCGTCTCGGATGGTCTGCTTGGAGGCGGCGGCGAACTTCTGGATGGCGTCCACGAAGGCCTGCTGACTTGCGGGCGTTAGGGATACCTTGACCACTTTACTGGTTGTCGTCGATGACGACGAGCGTGATCCAAGCCGACGCGGGCTTGTAGGTCTGGGTCGTGATGCGGACCGTCTTCCCGCCGGCTACGATTTTCTTCCCTTGGCCCAAGGAGGCGATGGGCACCCCGCCCGAGAGTAGGGCCGCCGATGCCCCATTAGACCCGTCTGGGAGGCTCCAGGAGGCCGTTACGGCGGGCACCCTTACCGTGTACTGGGTCCGCTCACAATACCCCCCTGCCTCAAGGACGGTCTGGACGGCGGGGTCGGAGATGAGGCATTGGAAGGTGATGGCCCCCGAGTTTGCGGAACCAGCCACGCCGAAGTCGGCAATCATCTCCTTCGCGTCGTCCAAAAACTCGTTTCCGTAGAGGCTCATCACCTTTGCCCGATTTGGTAGAAAAACAAAAGACCCCCAAGGTTGCCCAAGGGGGTCTCGTCAAGCGGTCTAACGACCGCCGTGGTTTAGGCCGTGGTCAGGCGGCGGAGGCTCGTGGCGCGACCGACAGCGCAACCGAAGAGGAGCGTGGCGGTGACGTTGAGGTAGCCGCTCTGCTCCTGGATGATCATGACCTGGACCGAGAGACCCGTGTTCGGGTCGGTGGCCTGGGACACTTCAGCACCCGGGATTTCGTTGAACGGGAGGGCGGTGGCGACGGCGATGGCGTCAGCGCCGCAGATGAAGCCCGCGAGGGACTCGCTGTTGGCGGCGAGGTTCGAGAACTGGTAGACCTGAGCGCCAGCGATGGAGCCGAGGGAGCCGGTCGAGATGACGTTCGCACCGAGCTGGAAGGCGGCGATGATGGACGAGTCGCTGCGGAGGTCGGCGAGGTAGGTGTTGCCGAGGACGAGCGCACGCTTGTCAGGGGCCTTGGCGTCGTCGAGGGTCTTCTGGGCGGCGACCACTTCGGCGTAGGACAAGGCGGCACCGGTGTTGGTGGACGAGCTGTAGTTGGCGGCGACGATGAGGCTGTTGATTTC